TTGCTGATTTGTTTAATCGAGAATTTCCAGAATTATTAGCTCGAGTTGGCGGGGACACAGGAATTGATATTGGTCCTGTTGGCGCAGATAAAAGCCAAATATTACGAGACTTTGATGATTCAAGCATTATAAATTTCTACGGTGATGCTATGGGCTTATCTGGTAACGATTTTCCACTTAAAGTGGCATTACTAGAAAGAGGCAACAGTTATAGTCATACTGTAGTTGATTGGAAACACACTTGGGAGTTACTAAAAAGTCTATGAGTGATTGGTTGTGTCCTGATTTAGCTCATTCATTATTTGTTGAACGAAATCCACAAGGCAATCCTCAAATTGCTTTTTGTTGTAATGCCATGAGTCAACCTGCTGAAACTGTTGATCAAAACGATCCAGTATTAGCTCGTGAACGTAATATTAGTATTACACAAGGAATACTCCCTCCATCATGTATACGTTGCAGTAGAAGTGAAGAGCTTGGTGCACCTAGTAGGCGTACTGCAATTATTGAACATTACCGCAGTAATGATATACATTTAGGTCCTGATATACAACTACACAATTTAGATTTTAATTGTCAAACTGTGTGCAATTTAAAATGTATAATGTGCAATGGAGACTACAGTAGTAGTTGGCATGATGACGAAGTTAAGTTAGGTATAACCAACCAACGTAGCACTCCTAAAAATAGAAATCTTGCACAAGAAATATCAGCAAAAGATTTGCGACGAGTTCATTTCAATGGCGGTGAGCCATTTATGAGTAATGATCATATTCATTTACTACAAAAAATAATCAAAGAAGGCAATCCTGAGAAGTGCCAAATAAGTTACAACACAAACGGCACATATATTCCCACAAACAATGTACTGAAACTCTGGCAACAATTTCAATTAGTAAAAGTTTATTTTAGTATAGACGCAATTAATGAACAATTTGAATACATTAGATTTCCAGCAAAATGGAATGATGTAACCCAAAACATTCAATGGTGGAAACAATTAAATGATCCTTGTGTTATACTAGAGTTTAATGTAAGTGTAGGTGTACAAAACATACTTTATTTGCCACAATTAATCGATTGGATTGAAAATACGGTAACTGCTAATGCACAAGGAGACCCAGTTAATACCAGCGTTCAGTTAGTAACACACCCAAGTTTAGGATTGGAAAATTTACCTGTAAAAAATCGTAAATTAGCTATTGACATATTGAAAAATTTATCGTATTATAACTGGAGTAATGGCTTATTGGCTCATTTAGAAAACAATGCAACACCCAATACTGAATGGAAAAATTGGTTATCTAAATTGGATCATATCCGCCAAAACAACTGGCAAACTAGTTTGTCTTTATTAATTTAATCAGGCACAATGTTATGAATGAAATACGTGTAGTAAGATTTTTAAAAGACTTGTTAAATCCTGAAATGTACGGACATGCTGTTAGTGCAGAAGTTCGGGACAGGGCAAGAATGCTACTGGATATGAAACCAGTAGAAACAACAACCGCAATTATTAATGCTGACAAAATAAGGAGCAGTAAATGACTACTTTTAATCAAGAGCAAAAAATTAAACTAGGACAAATTATCAACGAAGGTATTACTGTAATGCACGAAGTTGAAGCACTTAACAGTGGACTTAGTGATACAATAAAAGCTATTGCCGAAGAAATAGATATTAAACCTAGTGTGTTAAAAAAAGCAATTCGTATTGCATATAAAAGTGGGTTTACACAGGAACAAGAAGACCACGACACGTTAGAAACTATACTAACCACGGTGGGTAAAACACTCTGAACACTGACATAAAAGTTTTAGGCATCAAGGATTTAGCTAATTAAAGTAGAGAGTCGCTCACTAACGAGTATGAAACACGGTAAGTTGGCCATAAACAACACAGGAGAGTAAATGAGTTATGTAGATGCATTATATGATCGAAACAAAGATCGTATTCATATTGTAGAACGCAAAAGCAATGGCGAGAGAGTGTATCAAGACTTTCCTGCACAGTATGTGATGTACTATCCGGATCCCAAGGGCAAACATCGCACAATTTTTGGCGATCCAGTAAGTAGATTTGCTACCAAACAAGGCAAAGAGTTTCATAAAGAACTAAAAATGCATCATGGAGAAACACTGTATGAAAGTGATATTAATCCAGTGTTTAGATGTTTAGCCGATAATTATCAAGGACAAGATGCTCCTAAACTGAACGTTTGCTTTTTTGATATTGAGACTGACTTTGATGCTAAAAAAGGATTTAGTCCTCCGGCTGATCCTTTTAATCCAATTACAGCTATTACATTGTATTGTAATTGGATTGACAAACTAATAACATTAGCTATTCCACCAAAAAATATGAGCGAGCAAAGTGCATACGATAGTGTTGCAGGATTTGATAATACGTATTTGTTTATGGGGCCTGATGCTGAAGCTGACTTATTAAAAGCATTTTTAGATTTAATTGATGATGCTGATGTACTTACAGGATGGAACAGCGAAGGTTATGATATTCCGTATACTGTAAATAGATGTATACGAGTATTAAGCAAGGATGATACTAGACGTTTTTGTTTATGGGATCAGTTGCCTAAACAACGCACATTTGAGCGGTTTGGTGCAGAAAATATTACATTTGACTTAATTGGTCGAGTACACATGGACTATATGCAATTGTATCGCAAGTACACGTATGAAGAACGACATAGTTACAGTCTAGATGCAATTGGTGATTATGAAAACCTTGGCAGTAAAACAGTGTACGAAGGTACACTAGATTCATTGTACAACAATGACTTTCGTAAGTTTATAGAATATAACAGACAAGACGTTGTGCTTCTTAAAGACATTGATAACAAGTTAAAGTTTTTAGATCTAGCAAACACACTAGCACATGAAAACACAGTGCTGTTGCCCACAACAATGGGGGCTGTTGCAGTTACTGAACAAGCTATTATCAACGAAGCACACGAGCAGGGACTAGTTGTACCAAGCCGCAAAAACAGAGATGGAATGGGAGATACACAAGCTGCAGGCGCCTATGTTGCGTATCCCAAAAAAGGTATACATGAATGGGTTGGTAGTATTGACATTAATAGTCTATACCCCAGTGCAATTCGTGCATGTAATATGGGGCCTGAGTCTATAATTGGACAATTAAGACCTATAATGACCGACAGCTATATACAAGACAAACAAAATGCAGGCAATAGTTTTGCAGCAAGTTGGGAAGGCTTGTTTGGTAGCTTAGAATACACCGAGGTAATGAAACAATCCAAAGATGTTGATATAACTGTGGACTGGGAAAATGAAACTAGCGAAACATTTAGTGCCGCACAAATTTGGAAAATGATTTTCGATAGCAATCGTCCTTGGATACTAAGTGCAAATGGTACAATCTTTACACATGATAAAAAAGCAATTATACCTGGCTTGTTAGAGCGTTGGTATGCTGAACGTAAAGTTATGCAAAAGAAGTTACGTGAATGCAACGAAAGTGAAAAAGAATACTGGGATAAGCGACAGTTGGTTAAGAAGATTAACTTGAACAGTTTGTATGGTGCTATTCTTAATCCTGGTTGTAGATTCTTTGATAAGCGTATTGGACAGTCAACTACACTAACAGGTAGAGCTATTGCCCACCATATGGATGCATTTACAAATGAATGTATTACAGGCAAATACGATCACACAGGCGATGCTGTTATATATGGCGATACAGACAGTGTTTATTTTAGTGCATACCCTGTTCTCAAAGAAGAAATTGATGCTGATAAAATGGAATGGAACAAAGAAATTTGTGCTCAACTGTATGATACTATTAGTGATGAACTAAATGTAAGTTTTCCTGCATTTATGGAACAAGCATTCCATTGTCCACGGGCAAATGGTGAGATAATCAAAGGTGGTCGAGAGATTGTTGCTACAAAAGGATTATATATTACAAAAAAACGCTATGCAGTAATGGTGTATGATCTTGAGGGTAAACGTATGGATGTTGATGGCAAACCAGGCAAGGTAAAAGCTATGGGGCTTGATCTCAAACGTAGTGACACTCCTAAGGTTATACAAGACTTTTTAAGCGAAGTACTAACGCACACACTTATTGGTGGATCTAAACCTGAAATAATTGATCGTATACGAGAGTTTAAATTAGAGTTTACTCAACGTCCTGGTTGGGAGAAAGGTTCACCAAAACGTGTTAACAATCTAACTAAGTACCAAAAGCTACAAGAAAAAAATGGCAAAACAAACATGCCTGGTCATGTAAGAGCAGCATTGAATTGGAACACACTGCGTCGAATGAACAGTGATGCATACAGTACTGAAATGACAGATGGTATGAAGATTATTGTGTGTAAATTAAAACAAAATCCATTGGGATACACTAGTATTGCATATCCTATTGATCAGTTGCGTTTGCCACAATGGTTCCAAGATCTTCCTTTTGATCACGCAGCTATGGAAAGTACTGTCATTGATGGAAAGATACAGAATTTATTAGGAGTTCTTAATTGGGACCTAAATACACAGACTAATACAGAAAACACTTTCCAGTCTTTATTTGAGTTTGAATGATATGAAACTTAGCCAGATAGTCAATACTAGATATCAATTAGGATCTTACGATCCAATTAAAAGCAGGCAAGAGGCTTTGCTTGGGTTTGAGAAATATCTTAAGAGTGCAGAATCAGGTGTTGGCTCAGATACACTACTTGCCCTAAACAATGCATTTGACAGTATATCCAACAGTATAGAAAATTATACACAAATATATGATGAACATTTGGATTATTTGGATTCAGAAATTGAGTTACAGGAAGCTGAATATTTTGCAAACAGTCGTCAACTATATGATGATATGCAACACGAAACAAATGAATACATTTTAAGTAGACAAGCACAATTCAATAAAGAAACCAGTAACTGGATTAACACTAGGATTGAAAGTTATGGCGATTGGCATCATGCAGGACTAATCTTTAGGCCCATGCAAGGACAAATGTTATCATCATTGGTTAGAATGGATCCTTTGTATTTGGTAGATCAACATGCTGAGTTGCTAGAACCAGTGTTTGAAACAGCTCGCAAAGAACACAGTTTGCAATATGTTAATCGACTCAATGACTATGTTATCAACGAACGTGATGGACACGGATTTCTTGATAAGTTGCCGCAGAATCAATTTGGTTATATGCTAGCATATAACTTTTTTAATTATAAACCCTTGGAAGTAATAATTTCTTATCTTGAAGGTGCATGGGAACTATTACGACCAGGAGGTAAAATTGCATTTACAATCAATGATTGTGACAGGCCGGGTGCAGTTGTACTTGCCGAAAACTTCTTTAGTATGTACACCCCAGGGAGTTATATTGAAGATTATGCACTAGAAAAAGGGTATAACATTGTTGAATGGAAAGAATTAGATAGTGCAAATACATGGGTTGAACTTACCAAAGCTGGAACTTTAGAGAGTATCCGGGGTGGACAAAGTTTAACAATGATCCATAAAAGTCATTGACTTTTAACAATAAATCAGCTATAATATTATTAATTACATGATAAGGAAAAGATAATGAGAGACCATTTATTAGACCTAGTGTCGCACAGCTTTGATCTAGGGTGCATTGAACTTGTTAAGATCAGTGGCACTACAACTGAAACTGTTATTGATGGATTAGCAGAAGATCGTAGTGTTGTACTACAAGCTAAATTCCATAATCCAGTTGCTGATTTTATTGGCACATTTGGAATGCCCAACTTAAACAAGTTAAAAATTATTCTAAATCTAAGCGAGTATAAAGAAAATGCAACTATTTCTATTAAGAAACAAGATAGAAACGGTGAGAGTGTCCCAGTAGGGATGAATTTTGTTAACGCTGCCGGCGACTTTAAGAATGATTATCGCTTTATGACAAGTGAAATTATTAATGAAAAGCTCAAAGCAGTAAAGTTTAAAGGGGTAAGCTGGAATATTAGTTTTGAGCCATCTATGGCTGCAATTGGAAGGCTTAAAATGCAAGCCGCAGCAAATGCAGAAGAACTACACTTTATTGCAAAAACAGAAAACGGTGATCTTAAATTTATGTTTGGTGATCATAGTACTCATGCTGGTGAGTTTGTATTTGAACCAGGTATAAGTGGCACACTTAAACGCAGTTGGAGTTGGCCAGTACGACAGTTCATTGGTATTATGGATCTGGTTGGTGACAAAAAGATTGAAATTAGCGATGACGGTGCCGCACAAATTACAGTAGACAGTGGGGTTGCAGAGTACAAGTACATTCTGCCAGCACAGAGCAAGTGAGCAGACAGTTCTTATCACATGTGTACGGAGAAGGTGTAATCAATCGTCCCAGGCAATTAGCATATTTTCATATTCCAAAAAATGCTAGCAGTTGGTGTAAACGTTACGTTGCACAGCTTGGTGTTAATCTATTAGAAGATACTTGGCATGCAACAAACCTGCAACAAGAGCAGCGTAACGAATATCTAAGTGTGGTACTGTTGCGTGATCCACTAAAACGCTGGTACAGTTATTGCCATATGGAAAGAACTGTGGATCAAGTGGACAAGAATCATATTATGAGTATGTTGACAGAACCAAAAAAGATTGCACAAATGTTCTCAAACGAACACCTTGCACCACAAACTTGGTTTTTTGATTACGATGCAAACAACACGCAAACTCGACAACGTGATACGGTATTTTTTAATGTAGACGAAGACTTGTCTGCAAACTTGCAACACTTTTTTAAAAACCAAGGATTTAAAAATTGGGAGAATTGCCCTGAGCCGTTTAACCAAAGTCCAGTGACAAAACAGAGAAAACGTGCTATAAAAGAATGGAAACGTTGGTTGCGTGATCCAGATATAGCACACGCCTGGCGCACTCTTTACCAAGATGATATTGAACTAATACGACTAGCTAATTTTTACAAAGCATGGTGACAATGGAACAAGATAATTTAACAGAAAAACAAAACGACTATGCAATATTCTTACCTGCTATTAGTAGTTTTTATGGCACATATATAGGCAAGCAACGCCATATGGAATATGTTCCACAAGATAGAATGCCCGCACAAATACCTGACATGGAAATGATGAATTGGCTTAATCCAAAAAAAGGATTGTTTCCATATAAATGGAGTTTGTATAGTGCAGGGCATGCTAACTTAGATATGACCAAAGTTGCACCCAAAGAAGATATGGTGCGTAATAGAGATCCCAATAGTTTTATGTTAGCTGACAGTGGAGGCTTCCAAATCGCCAAAGGCGTTTGGCCTGGGGATTGGAAAAATCCTAAATGCCCACATGCTGAAAAGAAACGTCGGGCAGTGTTAGAATGGCAAATGCAAATAAGCGACTATGCTATGACTATGGATATTCCAACTTGGACCAGCACTAATCCAGAGTGGGCTAAAGCAAGTGGCATATACTCTTATGAAGATGCTGTAACTGCTACTAAGTTTAATAACGATTATTGGATGGCAAATCGGTATGGTGACACTAAAATATTAAATGTATTACAAGGTGCTAATCATGCTGACGCAGACAGTTGGTATGAAACAATGAAACACTACTGCGATCCTAGCTTACATGAAAAACCATTTAATGGTTGGGCAATGGGCGGACAAAACATGTGTGATTTGCATTTAGTATTGCGTAGACTTGTTGCTCTTGTACATGATGGATTGTTAGAAAGCGGGCATCAAGACTGGATGCACTTTTTGGGTACTAGTAAATTAGAATGGGCAGTAGTACTTACAGATTTACAACGTGCAATACGCAAGTACCATAATCCTACTTTTACTATTTCATTTGATTGTGCTAGTCCGTTTTTAGCTACTGCAAATGGACAGTTGTATTATAATATATCAACTGAAGATAGAAAAAAGTGGAGTTATCAAATGGAAAGTACTGCTGATAATAAAGCATGGGCAAAAGATTCACGAAGTTATAGAGATGCAGTATTGCAAGAAAAAGTACATTCAAAATTTGAAGACTCACCAATTAGTAGTCGTATGTCAGTAAGTGATGTATGTTATTATGGGCCAGGTGACCTAAATAAAATTGGCAAAGAAGGTAAAACCAGTTGGGATAGTTTCAGTTATGCATTGCTAATGGGTCATAATGTATGGATGCATCTAGAAGCAGTACAACGTGCTAACCGAATAGTTGACCAAGGTGGTGGTCCTAGTATGTTGTTGCATCCTCTAGATAGTGGTCTTAACACCCGCACATTAATTGATCAAATTTTTGCACAACACGATAGAAAAAAGTCATTGCAAATGATTGATGATTATGCTAGTATATGGGAAAGAGTAATTGGTACAAGAGGCTATACAGGTAAAAAAGCAACAAATGCAACCAGTATGTTCAACAATTTGTTTGAAACTGATGATGCAGAATTTGACGAAGTTGAGTTTGATGAATCGTTATTAGATAAATTAGAGGAATCAGTATGACAAAAAATCAACTGAATCGACTGCAAAACAAGCACAGTGAAATGTCAAAACAAGTAGATATGTTAGAGAAAAATCGCAACACCAACCGCACTACGGAATCTAAAATACAACTTAATGATTTAAAAAAACAAAAACTTTTATTACGAGATCAAATTGAAAAGGCAAAATTAGATGGATAGAGCCGGGCACAGTAATATAGCATTTTTTACAGGACGTGAAATTGAACGTACACCACAATACGGACAGCATACATTGTTTGTAGTTGGAGTACAATCAGTTGATACTATTGTAAAACATGCAGATATGCATGGATGCAATCATATTTATCTTGGAGCTGATATGAGTTTTAACGTTACTGTTAATACCCAAGATCAATGGGATCCATGGGAAAAAATTGGGCATGCATTGCTGGATAGAAATTTTTGGGTTACATTAGATATTGATGCAAGTCAAGTTGAAGGATTATTAGAAACTGGGCTTACTGAAAAAAGACGATTTATCCCAATGATCAGCGTTAAACTACCTTACATTGATCAACTTGGTTACAATGCATGTATTAAAATTGATGACAAAGACTTTGATGCAAGCAATCCAGGGGTTTGGGTGCACCAATTAGAAACTTTAAAGCATAGAAATAACTTCACATGCTGGGACAACTATACACAAGATGAGGTAATAAAATGATACAACAAGAACGTGAACTTGCCGATTCAAGGAGACAACAAGCACATAGAATGATTTGGGTAACTTTTGCCAAAGAGGGTATTCATATGTATCCTGGTGCTGATAAAGATCCTAAGTTAGCAACTGGTGGCTGGGATGATGTATCATTCTTGGGTGTTCCACATCGTCATATTTTTCATTTTCGTGTTGGGATTGAAGTATTTCACAATGATCGAGATATTGAGTTTATACAATTCAAACGTTGGTTAGAGCGGTTGTACAGCGAAGGTACATTAGAACTTGATCATAAAAGTTGCGAAATGATAAGTGATGATATATACTTTCAAGTTGTTAACAAATATCCAAATCGTGATATTGAAATATCAGTAAGTGAGGATAATGAAAACGGTTGTGAAATATTCTACGGTAAAAAAATTGCGTTAAATACTTGAGTAACACATTTACTAGTACATTCTAAAAGGAATATAAAAATGTCTAAAACCGCAGTCAAATTCAACACTACAACCAACAGTGTATTTGATGATTTAGATTTATTTCGTAAATTCTGTGTATCGCATGGATACAGTTTTAACGAACAAAACTTGTATAACTGGAAAAGTTATGCATACCAGCAATATAGTAAATTTATTAACGGTAAATTTGCTAAAAATATGTGGGAGATTGACGAAGCTAACTTTAAAAAATCTTCTTTCCGTAAACCTTACAATCGAAATAACAACTATCGTAGAAAATGATAGGTGTTTGGTTTGTGCCAGGTATGTTTGGTAGTACAATTGAACAAGTACTTAGAACATATCTGAGCGACTACAGTAATAGTAATAGTACTATATTACCAGATGGAAGCCTGCACAGTTTAGATAAAATGGCCCACTTGGCACTTACCAAAGATCTCAATAGTTTTGTAGACAACCATCACCAGTACCCTGATAGCATTGTAACAGTGATGTATCCTTTTATTGATCAACATCGCAATGAACTACAACACACATTAGCACCTATATTAAACAGTAAAAATATATTAGTATACAGTGATTCTTTGTGTGCTAGTGAATTAAACTTATTGTTTCAGTACTATAAAATTGCTAATGGTAGTGCTTGGAAAAAAGGTCGTAGTGTTTTTGCAGGAAACAATAAGTTAGATGCACAACAATGGAATTCCGCTTATCAAAGTTTTAATGACCTCAACGATTGGGAATGGAGAGAATGGTTTAGCTTATTTTACCCAGGATATACATCCGAATGGCAAGACCAAAATGTTCCCAATGATTGGTTGGTACTAAGCAACACTGAATTATTATTTGAACCTGTTGCGTCTTGGCATCGTATATTTGAATATTTAGATAAAACACCATTACTAGGGTTAAATGATTTTGCTAAAATTTGGCAAGATAAACAAAACTACATAATTGAAGAATTTAATTTAATTGATCAAATTGTAAAAAATACAATTGATAATAAAGAATTCAATTGGATATGTATTAGCCCAGTTGCTGAGGCTATTGTACAAAATAGACTGAGATCTGCAGGGTGGGAAATAAAATGCCAAGATTTAAATATTTTTCCAACCACAACAAAACACTTGCATAATATAATTGAACGTGTTATAATATAAACATTAATCACAGGAGACAACATGCCACTAATACCAATGGTTGTAGAACAAACTACTCGAGGAGAACGTAGTTGGGATATTTACTCACGTTTAATGACTGACCGTATTGTAATGTTAAACGGTCAAGTTGAAGATAATATGGCAAATGTTATTGTTGCACAATTATTATTTTTAGAGAGCGAAGATCCAGACAAAGATATTAATTTATACATCAACAGTCCAGGCGGCGCCGTGACAGCGGGCTTGGCTATTTACGATACTATGCAGTTTATCAAATGTGATGTGCGTACTATTGTAATGGGCCAGGCCTGCTCGATGGGCAGTTTTCTATCACAAGCAGGCGCAGTTGGTAAACGTAATGTGTTGCCAGAATCACGTACAATGATACATCGAGTAAGTAGTGGAACACGTGGCACTAATGGCAGTGTACATGTGCAAGAACTACAGTTTGAGGATGCTATTCGTAGCATGGAAGAAAGTAAAAAAGTAAACAAACGTCTTACTGAACTTTATGTTAAACACAACACAAAAGGTAAGACATATGAAGAACTATTTGAAACAATGAAGTTTGACACATTCCTTACAGCAGAAGAAGCAGTTGAATATGGACTAGCTGACACTGTAGTTGACAAACGATAAACAGGAGAATTAACATGCGTAAACTGTTTTATATGGGATTAGAACCATACGAAGGTCGTTATACATTACAATTACAAGACTGGAGCGAACGTGCATTTAAACGCAGGGGCATTGACTATGTTATTGTTCCTGGTACAACTATTGATAATACCAAAGCAATTAGTGTTGGCCAAGTGTTAGATGCACATGGACGCAGTTACTTTGGTATGAGTCAAATGATGAATCTTGTACAAATGATGCGTGAAGGTGAATGCACTGGCGAAGACGTTGTTTTCTTTGAAGATATGTTTCAGCCTGGTATGGAAAGTTTGCCTTATATTATGGATCAAATTCCACAAGAAGATCGTCCAAAAGTTTGGGTGCGTTGTTTAGCACAGGCTGTAGATCCAGATGACTTTGTGCATGTTTGGGGTATGAGCAAGTGGATGAGTTTGTATGAAGAAATGTGTAATGAATTTGTTACAGGTGTATTAGCAAGCAATGAAGAAATGGTTGCTAACATGAAAGTTGCAAACTGGAAGGCTCCTCTCTATAATGTCAGCGGACTTGCTTTTGATAAGACAGAAGTGCAGGAACGGGTAAACGGTGTAATCAAAGATTGGTTAGATCGCGTGGATCGTGTTGTGTTTACTGCACGTTTTGATCAGGAAAAACAACCAGACTTCTACATGGATTTGATTGAGGAATGGTACGGAACACCCGGAACACCCGAAGTAGAGTTTGCTATTTTACAAGGCGGACCATTGCGTTCAAACAATCCAAAGTTCATCGAACGTGCTAGAAAAATGCAAGAACGTGGTCAACTTGTTATCTACGAAAACTTGAAGAAAGACGAATACTACAATATTGTAAATCACAGTAAAGTATTGTTTAACTGTGCATTGCAGGACTGGACAAGCAATACTGTAAGTGAAGCAGATGCATTGGGTTGTAATGTATTGTTTCCAGCATATCGTAGTTTTCCTGAAATCTTTAACAACGATCATACACGTTTGTATGTTCCGTGGAGTATCGAAGATGCAATGAACAAAATGCAAACTTTATTACAAGTTCCACACAAAGACGTTGGTAAGATTTCGGATTGGACCACTGGTACTATTGATCGATACATTGATATTATGCAAGGAAACGATTGGGAATGGAACCGGGATAGCAATCGTTATAGAGATAAAGTATCACAGCCTAAATACTAGTAAATAAGTAACAAAAAGCAAAAAGGTTTCAAATGAAAATTGTATATGTTACTGGGTGTTGTGGATTTATTGGCAGTTATGTTACACAGCATTGTCTGGAATTGGGCTGGCGTGTTATTGGTGTTGACAAGATGACATACGCTAGTAATCCTGATTTACTACAAGAATTTACCCAAAATCCTAATTTTAAATTTATACGCAATGATATTAACAATCTTGAAAGATTAATGGACTGTGATTATATCATTAACACAGCGGCTGAATCGCATGTGGACAACAGTATAGTTGATAGTGATGCATTTATACACAGTAATGTAAACGGTGTTCATCATTTACTCAAACTAATATTACACAAACGCCACGCACTAAACATGCCTACATTTTTACATTTTAGTACAGATGAAGTGTATGGCGATATCAGTAGTGGTCAACATTTTGAATTTGACTTACTTAAACCTAGCAATCCATATAGTGCTAGTAAAGCAAGTGCAGATATGTTAGTGTATGCATGGGGTCGAACATTTAATATTCCTTACGTAATTGTGCGTCCCACCAACAATTATGGTATAGGGCAATATGTTGAAAAGTTAATACCTAAAAGTATCAAACATCTTGGCTTAAACAGACCTATACATTTACACGACAACGGAAAACCTGTTCGAACTTGGTTACATGCTGACGACACTGCAAGGGCTATTACTACAATTATTGAAAGCAATGTTCAGAACGAAATATACAATATAAGTGGAAACACAGAACTTCCAAACAAAATAGTAGTTCAAGCGATTATTAATAATTATTTTGATAAAGATTTAACTAATGATTGGGGAAAATATATTGGTCATATAAGCAGGCCTGGTCAAGACATACGCTATAGTGTTAATGATGACAAGTTAAAAAAATTAGGTTGGGAAGCAACTGCTGACTTTGATGAAGAACTGTATAAAATAACCAATTATTACAAGGACAATTTTGTATGGTAGATGCCAAACTTGAAAACATATTATCACAAGTAAGTGATTACATTGTTGAAAAATCCAAAAATAAAACCTGGACCGAAGGAAAAGATCTTGTACATTATGCTGGCACTTATTATGACAGCGAAGAATATGTAGCAGGTGTAAAAAGTTTACTTGGTGGTTGGTTAGCAATGGGCATGCAAAGCCGAAAGTTTGAAAAGTTTTTTCCTCCGCAATTTGGCAAACAGTATGGTATCCTAACCAACAGTGGGAGCAGTGCTAATCTGCTTATGATGAGCAGTTTAACAAGTAAACGCACACAGAATTTTCCCAAGGGTACTAAAGTACTGATGCCTATTGCAGGCTTTCCTACTACCCTAAATCCTACATTACAAGTTGGATTTAAACCTGTATTTGTAGATATTGAATTAGATACATTAAACATTGATTTGACTCATGCTGAAAAACTTATACGTGAACATGACATAAAAGTTATAACATTTGCACATGTACTAGGTAATCCCCCTAACATGGACGATGTAATGACACTAGTTGACAAATATAATTTGGTATTATTAGAAGATTGCTGTGATGCATTAGGAAGTACATGGCATAACAAACCATTAGGAAGTTTTGGACTAATGGCAAGTTGTAGCTTTTATCCAGCACACCACATGACTATGGGTGAAGGTGGGTTTGTTGCCACAGCAGATAAATTACAAGAAACTGTTCTCACTAGTTTTAGAGAATGGGGCAGAGGTTGCTATTGCATAGGCCCAGAGGCTAATAAATTAAAAAATGGTACATGTGGTAAACGTTTTAGTTGCTGGATCCCAACACTCCCAGATCATGTATTTGATCACAAATATGTATATGATGAAATTGGTTATAACCTAAAACCTATTGAACTACAAGCTGCAATGGGTATGTGTCAATTAGAAAAATTGCCTACTATACATGCAAAACGTAGAAAAAACTTTGCACAACTAAGCAAAATATACAGCAAATACGAAGAATTTTTTTATATTCCACGTGCCCAGCCAGGTAGTGATCCAAGTTGGTTTGCGTTTCCTTTAACTATACGCCCTGGGGCTCCGTTTACTAGAAGTGAGTATGTAGATTTTTTAGAAACAAATCTAATACAAACTCGTCCTTATTTTGCAGGAAACATTATGTTACAACCAGCCTACAGTCATTTAATGAATCCTGTGGATGCTAGAGACAATTATCCTGCAGCAACTCATGCTATGTTAAACACCATGTTTCACGGCACAAGCCCTGTTATAACAGCAGAACAAATTCAATACATTGGAAAAGTAGCTGATCAATTTTTAGGAAAGTATAGATGAAAAATTATGTAGTACAAACACTATGTCAAGTTACTGGAAACAATAAAAACTCACGGTTAGATAAAGTACCACAAGACATGTCAAAAAAGTGGGAAACATATCAAGCAGTACAAAATGAAAGCTATAGTAGTATTAAACACTTCCTTGAAGGTGACTGGGAGTATGTGTTATTATCAGAACCTTGTGAGCATATGTTTGATGTGTTTAAGCAAAACTTTACAAAAATACATAAACTGTGGACCGAACAAGAATGTAATATATTATTCTGTGGGCTTGATGTGCAATTTATAAAACCTACTAAAATATTTGGTGAGTTTGACAAGTTTTTAATGTTTAATTATTCCGATCCAAAAACTACAGCAAACTTTGAACACAATTTCAATTGCGACATACGATACTATCCAAGCACAATGAGTAAAAAATGGATGGACTGGACTGTAAACGAAGCTATGCACAATTTAAAAATTTGGGATGATGAGCAAGACATACACAATTATATTATGTGGGATCAAGATATCTCAATTGAAGAAGCAGTGCGTCCTCATCTTGCATGGCAAGGCATGGGTATTAGTGATTTCACAGACTTACAAATGATGGAAAATCACCATCATTGGAACAACGGTGTTCCAATTATTGACGCACATATTATACATTGGCACACCAGCCGAGGTGCCGAAAACAGATTAGAAATAATGAGTGCTATTAACGAATACAACAGAGTGCCTGTTAATCATGAGTAAAGTAGGCATTACTGGTCATAGCAAAGGATTAGGTCGTGCTATATTTGATAGACTTAGTGTTAATCACGAATGTGTAGGATTTAGCCGAAGCAACAACTATAATATAGTAACAACGCCAAATTTGATAGTTAAACAAATAGAGGAGTGTGATGTGTTTGTTAATAATGCACATTCTGGATTTATGCAACTTAACTTATTGAATATGATTTGGCAACAATGGCGTGCTGACAATACAAAAACTATTGTAAACATTAGTAGCCTTGCTCGATACCCAGGAATTAGCCAAAACGCTGATTTATACAGTACACAGAAAGCTGCATTAAGTCATCAAGCTAACATAATACAACGTGATCCTAATCGTAAATGTCGTGTAATAAATGTTAATCCAGGATACATGGCGACAGGCATGACAGCACATCGAGATGAAAGACAAACTTCAAACATGCTATCAGCCTCTGAGGTTGCTAACATAGTGTGCTGGGCATTATCTCAACCACAGCATATTGAAATTGGTGAAATTGGCGTTTGGCCCACCACACTGGCAAAATAAAAGGTTGCATAACTGCGTATTTTAGTCTATAATATATTAAAATTACAGGAGGTTTTATGATAGTTGTAACAGGTAGTGCAGGCTACATTGGTGGACAAACAGTTCTTGAACTTGCAAATGCTGGTTACAGTGTTTTTGGTATTGATAAAGAATTACATAGCAACCAAATTAAAGAATATTTAACAGACTCAATACAAGCTGATTTTAGTAGTAATGAATCATTACATGCGATTGCACAAGTAGATCCCATTGCTATTATCCATTGTGCTGGAACTAGCTTGGTTGGCCCAAGTGTTAAAAATCCTGAAGAATACTTTGATAACAATTTTGTAAAAACTAAAATTTTAATTGACAGTTTGATATCTAATAAAATGACAGACTGTAGATTTATTTTTAGTAGCAGTGCTAGTGTATATGGTGATCCTGTAATGAACCCAATACTAGAAACTGATCCAACACTAGCG